TCGAAGTTCTAGTTACAATGCTGTGTTAGAAAACAACGGATTTGAGCATACTAGACCGTTTGGATACCATTTTGGTAAGGAAGCCCATTGCTTTTGGGCAAAACATGTGTTACAATACATGCTCAACCACCAAATTGTGAGTGCAGATGAAATACCTACTGATTGATACAGCCAACATGTTCTTCCGTGCCCGACACTCAGCACACCGTGCCAGTGACACATGGACTAAACTGGGCTTTGCCCTGCATGTTACCATAATGGCCGCTAACAAAGTGGCCCGGCGTTTTCAAGCAGATCATGTGGTGTTTGCACTAGAAGGGCGCTCGTGGCGCAAAGATTTCTACGAACCCTACAAGAAAAACCGTGCTGTGGCACGTGGGGCAATGACCGAAACAGAAGCAGAAGAAGACCGACTGTTCTGGGAAACGTACGACGAGCTGACTAAATACTTGTCTACAAAAACAAATTGTAGTGTGATCCGTTGTGCCACTGCTGAAGCAGATGATATCATAGCACGTTGGATTGCACTGCACCCCCAAGATGAACACACCATTGTAAGTTCAGACACTGACTTTGTGCAGTTGCTGGCCGCCAACGTCACACAATACAATGGTATCACAGATGAACTACTAACCTTGGAGGGCATATTCGATGCTAAAGGTAACCGTGTCAATGATAAGAAAACTAAACAGCCAAAAACGATCCCGGATCCAGCCTGGTTGCTATTTGAGAAGTGTATGCGTGGCGACACCTCAGACAACGTATTCAGTGCGTATCCTGGAGTACGTGAGAAAGGCACAAAGAATAAAGTTGGTCTCCGTGAGGCCTTTGGAGACAGAGACAAGCGCGGATACAATTGGAACAATCTGATGTTGCAACGTTGGACCGACCACAATGGCGCAGAACATCGTGTGTTGGATGACTACGAACGTAACTGTACCTTGATTGACCTCACAGCGCAACCTGCAGATGTCAAAGCCACTGTGGATGGTTGCATCCGTGAACAGATTAGTCATAAAGACGTTGGTCAAGTTGGAGTTCACTTCATGCGGTTTTGTGGCAAGTACGAGTTGACCAAACTCAGTGACAGTGCAGATCAAGTCAGTCGTTGGCTTAACGAAACATACAAAGGAGTATTGGATGATATTAGCTAAACCTGTAGTAGAGAATCAGTATTGGATACTCAAGAAGAACAATCGCAAGATTGGTCAACTTGAAGTGGCTGAGAACGGTAACTGTATCATAAAAATTCATGACAATGTTGTGAGTTACAAAACAGTCAAAATGGCTCGAGAGGCTGTGAACATTGAGTTTGAGCCACCAGAAAAAGCCACACCTACGCCGGAAAACATAGTGTATGGTCACGACGTAGAAGGCACGGTATACAATCCCTTGTGGGACGTCAAACGCCGGTTGCCTTTGTTCACTAGAGACACAAAATCCAAGTCATGGTTTGCGGCTGGTTGGTATCGAGTGCGGCAACATCGCAAGTGGAAAATTGTTCAGCACCCTAAACTAATCTCCTTGGAGCGTTATGAGTATCAGGGTCCGTTTTTTAGTAAAGAAGAAGCAAATGTCAAACCCGTTTAGAGATCAAGAAAAATTCATGCAAGCCTGCGATCAATCTGTAGGCGAGTTCAACGAGGCACAATATCAATTGTATTGCAATCTCATCTCAGAAGAGTTCAATGAATTGGTGGCCAGTAAAACCAAGGTAGACGACCTTGATGCCTTGATTGATATTTTGGTTGTGACCATTGGTGCCATTCACAGTCTTGGTGTTGACGCAGAAGGTGCATGGAAAGAAGTCATGCGTACTAACTTTGCCAAGATTGATCGAGACACAGGTAAGGTTCGAAAACGTGAAGATGGCAAGGTCTTAAAACCACAGGGTTGGACACCACCTGAGTTGGCGCCGTTTGTAAAATGAGCTTGCATATCAACCGTTTTGTTGATTCTATCAAAGCCGCAGAAAGTCGCGGTCAGCGAGATCTAACAATATCATTGCGTGATGCCAAAGACCTGCACGGAGATATTACCAAATTGTTGTTGACGCTTGAAGGCATGCGTAATCTAAAACCCACAGCAAAAGAAGAAACTGTTACAGTGGAATTGAGTGGTGGCACTTTCAAAAGCACGTAGTTATTGAGATAAATAAACTACGGAGATAATGATGTCAAGACCCAAGCCAAATGTGTTGATTGAACACACTGACAAAGCAACTTACAAGACCGAGCAAGTATTAGCGTCGGAAGGAGTTTGGGCGGTTTTTTATGACAACAAACCCATCAACTTAAAAACGTCAAACATGCTCACACAGTATCCGGGGCCCAAGTACAAAAAGGTTTCATTCTCCAATCCCGGGCATGCCAAGAATCTGGCACGTAAACTCAACACACAATTCAAGACCGACAAGTTCACAGTTGTACTCTTGACGCAGGGGGCGCAAGTATACCCCGATGCCAAGTAAACAACAACTGACTCAAGTATTGGTCGCTCAGTCGGATCTATGGACCGTGGAAGAAGCCATGACGGAATGGTGGCAAACTCCCGACGGTGGTTGGCGACTTACCTCTGTTGGTTTTGAAGCATTTGAACAATACAAAATTGAGCACTGGGATTTTGAAACAGAAGTTGCTGTTCATGCTGTGCCCAGAATACTGTTGATGCTGGATCGTAAACTCACTGGCCCTTACTATATCAAAGTCAGTAAGCGTCCCAAACTATGCTTTTTTGCCAGCCGGGAAGCAGTCATGTATGCCCTGTATAATGATGTCAACCGTTTTGTGGCAAGTTTACAACGGTATTGAGCAAAAAAACAACACTTTTGTAACCCTAAAAAGTAGTACTTTTGTAGTACTACATTTCGGTTGACCAAAAATGCTCTTTTTGCTATAATACTTGTATGGAACTTAAAAAGCAATCACGCAAAAAACGAGTGGACCGTACCCACATTGTTTACTTCATCCAAATTGGCCTGGAGTATTACATTGGTATTACCGCAAAAACTCAGCGCACAATCAACATGAGCCTGCGTAGCCGTGTGAACAAGCACATCTATCGCTCACGTACCGAAGACAAGTCATGGAACCTATATGAAGCAATTCGTGCCGCAGGTGCGTCGGCTGTTAACTCAGCCATCATTGACGTGGTACGTGGCAAAGATGCCGCTCACAAACTGGAGCGTGAACTAATACGAAAGTACGCACCTGCACTCAACACCGATGTGCGTACGAAAACGGTTGACCAATAATTGCCCATTTGCTATAATACTTGTATAGAAACTTAAAAGGAGCTCAAGATGTCAGTTACAGTTAACGGTGTCAAAATTGATACAATCGTAGCCGAAGCCAAAACAGCCGCTCGCAAAGCCGCTGAACAATTCTTCCAAGAAAAACTAAACGGGCGAGATCAATTTGCCTGTGGTTTTGCTTGGGTTGATATTTTTGGTGTCAAAGGCAATACCAAACTGGGTCGGGCTTTGAAAGAAGCAGGCGTCAGAAAAAGCCACACAGGAGCCTTCCAAATTTGGAACCCAGCAGACATGTATGTACAAAACGTAGACACACTGGAAGCCGGTGCTCAAGCGGCGGCTGATGTGTTTAAGAAATACGGCTTTACTGCCTACGCTGGTAGCCGATTGGACTAAGGAAACGTCATGATTGAAATGTTTGTATTTCTAGCCGTCACTTTTGTGATCAAAGTTTGGTTCATCAACCGATACATGTAAAGAGAAAAACATGCTTGCCAACTACACTGCAAAGCCGATTGAATTTGAAGGTCAATTTTATGACCAGCGCCATGGTGGTCCATTCGATCGCGGTGCCGCTGACAGTTATTACAATCGGGGTCACGAACCCCACTTCTATGTGGCAGGGACTGGCACCAGTCGTCGCTTTGACATACACGACATGACTGCACTACAAATCGCGGCCTATACCGCAGGCTACAATTGGAACGAACAACACGGCAACAAGAAAGATTGGGGTTGAACATGAAACTATCATCGCTTGACGAACGTATGAACGCAGAAATTGATGTGCTGATTGCCAAACTAGAGGCGGCAAAAACCTCACGCACATATCTTCAACGTGCTAATCTTGTGGGCAAAGTAGCCGAACAATGCCAGATGTATGAATTTTATTGGGAAGAAAGACTTTACAGTCTAATGGATTGAATGTATAATGTAGCAAGCTCGACACAACAACAAGATTTTGAATCTTTAGATCTGGCCATGGCGTATGCCAGAGTGTTGGGTGAGTTTGTTACTATCACAGGCAACGGTATGGAGATTGTGGGTGTGTTTGGCGCTGACAGTATCAAGAATGGCTAGTGTCCAGACGGAGTAGACTACACATGGATGAAGCGGAGATCGCAGTGAACAAGCGTATCAAACAACTAATGGGACAGACACTGGACGACAAGTTCAAGGAAACTTGGAGCACCATGACGCCCGAGGACTTGGAAAAGTTTGTGAAACACTTTGCTGAGTTGTTGATCCGCGACTGTGCTGATACTGCATACAGGTTTGACGGGCTCACACTGGGAC